TGGTGACCTTCCGGCGGAGGACGTCGACCTCCTCCTGCATCGCGTCGAGCTGGGCGCTAGTCTCCTCGAGATCGGCGACCAGCCTCTTGGAGGCGGCGAGCAACTCATCCTTCTGCGTGGTGCAGTCGGCCAGTTGCCGCTTCGTGGACGCCAACTCTGCCTTGAGCTGCTCGACCACCTCGGTCTGCGTCACCTGGCGTATGACGCGCTTGGCCTCAGCCGCCACCACTGGCGTGGCCTCCTGTCCGGCGCGCACAGCACCGAACATCGCCGCACCACCGACCAAAGCCGCACCAGCAAAGAAAAGAACTCTCATGTGATATACCCTCCAAGGAAAGAAACACTCGAACACTGGACAGCCCCACTGGCTCTCCATAAGTAAGAAACAGGCCTAGAAAACAGGGCCCATCAGCTCACCCCGCACCTTGCGATACGGGGCGGCCTGGCAGGTCCTGCGCGATCAGGCGGCGCGGCGATTGCTCTCGGTCTGCTCGACCTTGCTCCACCCGGACCCAGGTATCTCGCAGAGGGACTCCATCACGTACACGAGGATGTCACTGGCGACCTGGCTGAAGCCTTCCAGCTTGAAAAGGCGCCACTCGTGCATGGCGACCCAGCAGGTCAGCAAGGCAACAGCCGCGATCAGGTAATCAACTTTGTCGAAACCAAACATGGTGCGTTCTCCGCGCGTCGGTCAGTCCAAGGTCACTCGCCTCGGTTGCTGCCGACACAAGGAAGAACCACGCCTGGGAAACAGGGACCAAAAGGCCCCCACCCCAGGACATAAGAAGGGCAGGGACGGGAGGTGGACTCGTCAAAAAGGCCGGAAAAACAGGGGCTGCACGACTACGTTCCTATTCATGCACGGTTTGCCGCAGGATTGCAGGGCTTCTCGCGCCGATCACCCAAGACCCCAAGGCCCCCAATCGAAGCCGCCACTCACTTACGTTCCCCTCCTGGATTTTTTCCCAAAATGACGCTTACCCCCCCAACGGACGAGCTGGTTGTCCGACTGCGCCGTTGGTACATGGCGCCTCGGGAAGAGTCGGCGCAGGACCTCATGGACGAGGCGTCGGATGTGATCGAGGCGCTGACCAAGGAGCGGCGCCGTGACCAGGAGGCGCTGGATGTCTGCGGCATGGAGCGGGATCTGGCTCGGAACCTGTTGCGGGATGCAAACACGTTGTTAGCGGCGCTAGGTGCCAGGAGGGAAGATGGCTGACAGGGCTTCCGCGATTCGCGAACTGCGAAATGACGGCGACTACTACCTGCGGCCTTTGTCCCTGCCTGCAGGCGTGCCAGGAATGGGGGAGGCGCTGCCGGACCGAGAAGCGCTGCTTCAGGAATTCATGGGGGATGAGGCCGCCATGGCCTCCTTCCGCGAGGCTTTCCCGTTCCTTGAGAAGCCGGAGCCTGGGATGCCGATCGAGTTCGAGCCTTACAAACCGGTGTGGCAGAACCCGGTACAGCGCGAGGCGGTGATGCAGCTGTACCGGAACGGCGGCATTCAGGCCGTGCGCGAGCGTTTCCCGGACGATTACGTAGACGACCCCGAGGACATGCCGTTTCTGTCCGACCGGGAGTACCTGTCCGAGAACCTGCTTCCCCCCGGCGCGCGAGCCGAGATGGAGAAGCAGCGGCATCTCACCTACCTGCAGAATCTCATGAACACGGAGCGTCCTCTCCAGTACGCGGACCGCGAGGTGTGGCGCAAGGGCGGCGGGAACTACATGCGCACTGGCCAGCTGAACTACGCCCCTGGGCAGACTCGGGACCTCTTCCCGTGGGCGTCCGGTGGTCCGCAGTACCCCCAGGCCCAGGAGCACTCTGCCGCGGCCGATATGTTTATGAACCCGCGCGCGCCGACCGCCACGATGTTCACTGGCATTCAGAACGTGATCCCCGAGGCGATTAGCTACCTGCCGGAGTCCCAGGGACTGCTGGAGGCGCTGACGCGATCCGCCGACAAGGTGGGCCGGAACCTCCGGGACGACGCCATGACGTCGATGCCGACGGCGGACGTCTACGGTGCGGATCACGCGCAAGCCGTCGCACAGGCTGGCGAACGGTCGCAAATGATGCTCGACGCCGAGCCGGACCACGGGATGGAGTGGCTCCAGGGCGTTGGCGCCCCGGACTGGGCGATCAACCCGTACACGGGATTTGCCGTAGAGTTGGCGAAAGGTCTCGCGGACCTGACTCCCCTTGGGACAGCCGCCGAAACGGTGGAAGATCTGGCCATTAACCGCGGCCTCCCCGAAATGGCGCGGCAGACCACCGGCCAGATTGTGCGCCGGAACTTCGTCGGGGATGCCGCCCAGGATGCGGCCATCTCTGCGCCGATGGAGGCCTCGATGCCGCAGGAGCGGCCGCAGGGCGATCCGCGGGACCGGTACTTTGCAACGCGCGTGGCCGAGGAAAAGATGGCCGAGCAGCCGAGGATCAACCCGTACCGCATCCGGGAGCTGCTCCAGGAGAAGAGCGAGCCCATGCAGCGCATGGCCGCAACGAACCCGTACCTCCAGGAAGACCTGGCCAACCAGGCCGCGGAGCGCGAGGCCAAGAAGCGCTCGGGGCCGCTCCTCTCTGTCAGTGGCATGCTCGGCGGTTTTTAGTCCGCTCCGGCGCACTGTAGCTCTGTATACTGGTGGCGCACCCCCCGTTACCAGGAGACGCCATGAGCGACGAAGTAGCTGACGTTGTATCGTCTGAAGCGCCTGTCACCACGACCACCACGACCGAGCAGGTGTCCGTTCCTCAGCAGGAGGCCCCTGCCGCGCCGCAATCGAGCGTGTGGGATTCCTTCAAGTCGCTTCCGGACTTCGAGGGCAAGGACGAGGCGGATATCGCTCGCAGCCTGTACCAGGTGATGGAGCGCGAGCGCGCGGCATCTCGGAAGCTCCAGCAATACCAGCAGCTGATTCCGTACGCCCAGGAGTATCTCCAGAACCGGGAGCCGTTTGAGAGCTGGCGCCGCAGCCAGTCGGCCCCGCAGCAGCCGGCCGCGCAGGCTCCAGTGCAGCAACAGCCACAAGAGCAGGAGTTCTCCTGGCCGGTGCAGTCGCTCGAGCCGCGCTATCGCCGCTACCTCGTGCGCGACGCCGATGGACGCGAAGTCATCTCCGAGAACGCCCCGCTCGAGGCGCGACACAAGATCCAGGAGTACATGGAGCGGCGCGCTGAGTTCGCCGACCAGTTCCTGAACAATCCGCAGGAAGCCCTGGGGCCCATGGTCGAGAAGATCGCCATGCAGAAGGCCCAGGAGCTAATGGAGCAGGAGCTCTCGACGCGGGACGAGCAGTCGTTCGTATCGAACTTGGAGAAGGAGAACTCCGACTGGCTGTACGACCAGAGCGGCAATCCGACAACCGAAGGCCTCGCGGTCCAGCGGTACATCCAGCAGGCGAAAGAGCTCGGAATCCAGGGCGCTCAAGCGCGATGGGATTACGCGACTGCGCTGGTGGAGCGCGATCTTCTCGACCAGATCCGCGAGCGAAATGCGTCGCAGCAGCGATACCAGACGTTCGCGCAGAACCTGCCACCAGCCGCTGCCGCGCCCCAGCAGCCGACGGCCGTCAATCCTGAGCCGGCGCCGGTTGTACAAAACTCCGCAGAGAAGGACATAGAATTTCTTAGAAGGGAAGCCTCACGCAATCCAAGTAGGGCTGCGGGTGGTGGCGCGGGGGGGTCGAAGTCGACCGGCGCGCCGATGACCTTCGAGGAGCGCCTGAAGGCGCAACTGCAGCGCGACAACCTACTCTGAAGGGAATGACACATGGCGTCATCGACTGACTGGGCGCGAACTATCGGCACGACTCTGGTCCTTCATTTGAAGGAAGAGGAGCTCGCGACCTTTCGGAAGTACAAGGTCTTTGCCCTTCTCGAAGGCAATGGCCGCGTGGCGATGAACCAGGGAGGAAGGGGCTTCGACTGGGAGGTGAGATACAGGAACCAGCCTGTGACCTCTAATAACGGCGAGTCGCCGCGAGTCTTCGCGCGCCAGAACCTCTGGCAGCGCGCAAACCTTCCGTATCGCGGGTATTCCGTGACGGATATGGTGACCAAGCGGGAGATGCTTGAGAACCGTGGCGTGAGCCAGCTGATCGACGTCGCCGGCAAGATGGCCTCGCGTCTCCAGGAGAGCATGCAGGAGCAGCTCGGCCAGGAGATCTACGTCGACGGCAACCTGCCGGGGAACGAGAACCGATGGCACGGCCTGGAGTCGATCTTCGGCTACGACGGCACGATCAACGTGTCGACTGGCGCGAAGCGGACTGCCAATGCCGCCGACCCGTTCGCGTATCCGTCCGATATCTACGCCGGCCTCAGCACTGAGCTCGGCGCTCTTGGTGGCTCGCAGCGCGAAGCTGGTAGCTGGCCGTACGTCCCGGTCGATCCGGAGTACGACTACTACTCGCCTCTCATCGTGAACTACACGAGCGCCTACTTCGGTGGCGCTACCGCCACGTGGAAGGATCAGTGCATCGAGGCTATCCGTGAGGGCGTTCAAAACGCCAAGCGGAACGACACGAAGGAGAGCCAGATCGACCTGATTCTTCTGAACCGGAAGCTCTACATCGACTTCCTCAACCGGCTCGACGCTCGCGAGCGCGCCATCGTCACCAAGACGAGCGGCCTCCGCAGCTACGGCTTCGGGGATGTGGTGGAGCTCGACGGCATCGAAACCTCGACGGAATATGCCATCCCGAGCAACACCGGGTATGCACTGTCGATCGGGAACATGGAAATGAAGTGCATGGAAGGCCAGCTCATGACGGGTGAGGGGCCGTACTACAACGAGGAGCTACAGGCACATAGGTACGCCGTGTCGGTGCTCGCCAACATCAAGATGAAGTCGCCCCGCAACTTTGTGAAGTTCGCTGCCGTCGCCTGATCGATCCTAAGAAAGGAACACATGAGCACTCTTGTTGCTGATCCTGGGTTTCCTCGAGGCCAAGTCCTCGGTGTAACCAAGAAGCTTTACGATGCGGAGCCGGCCGACGGCGCGCACCTCCTTGGCGTGCACAAAGTCTTCCTCGATGTCGACCCCCGGAATCAGCCGGTGGCCAGCAACGAGACGGTCGAGTGCGTAGCCGTGAAGAACACTTCTGGCGGCGCTCTGCTGCCGAAGACCCTCGTCAAGTTCAAGGCAGGCGCGATCCTGACTGAAGTTGACGGCAGCGCGGACGATGCTTCTGTCCGCGTGGGTGTCGTCGACGAGTACCTCCCGGCCGCGGGGGTTCCCGTAAACGAGGTGTTCTGGGTTGTCGTGAAGGGTCCGACGACCATCCTCAAGACGACCGGCGCAGCCATCTCGGCCGGCGCTAGGGTGTCTGCCGCGACTTCGGCTGCGGCTGGCAAGATCCTGGCTGGCTCGACCGCTCCGGTGGGCTTTGCCATCGCCGCGGCCGCCTCGGCAGACACTGAGGTGCGCGTTCTGGCGCGGACTTCAGGTATCTGACCACTTTCGTGTGGGTGGGGAACTGCGCAGGGGAGGGGCTCCATGCTCCTCCCCTGTTGCTTTTTACGGGGACTTCCGTACACTTAGTGTTACGAAACCTCGGTACTTCTGGCTTTTGGCAGAGGTTTTGTTAAACCCCGCGGAGGACCCCATGGAAAACGACAGAAGCTGGCACGATCTAACCAGAGGCATGAAAAAGGCCCAGGTGCGCGCGCTGTGGGAGCCGAAGCCCATGACGGACGAGCAGGTCCGCCAGGCTCTGCGTTCGTTTGGAGGAGGCCTGCGAGACATGGGCTTCACTGGCCCTGGCAGCGAGGCGGAAGTCTACCGGGACATCCGCTTGAACCGCGAGCTCATGGGCAAATAACGCCGCGCTCGCCATCTGAACGCCGGTATACTAGGCCGCAGGGAATAGCCACCCCTGCGGCCTTTTTCTTTCATGGCACAGACCAAAGTATGCGCGGCGTGCGGCCAGGAGTTCCCTGCGACCGCCCACCACTTCAGGCGAACGAAGGCCGGGGGGCTCACGGAGAACTGTCTGGAATGTCGCCGGAAGAAGAACCGCGGCCAGAAGATTATCAAGAAAGAGAGAACCCTGGACGACCTGGAGCGGGGGGCTACGGGTGCGTTCCTGAAAGCGGCGGCCAGCGGCGGGGAGAACATCCCTCACGTTTCCGAAGTGCTCGAGAGGGTGATGGGCTACTTCGGGGGCTCAAACGGCTTCGCGGCCATGTTGATGAAGCAGTATTTCGATTCACCTCCTGGAAGTGCCACCCGGACCAGGATGCTGGAGTCGATCTTGAAGCTGACGGTGAGCGTCAGTGAGAGCGGTGCGGCAAAGAAACCGCTGGAGCTGTGGACCGACGAAGAGCTCGAAGGAGAGCTTGACAAGCGCATTCGCGGCATCGCCGCAAGCTATGGGAGGGTGATTGATGCCCAAGCGCCGGAAACCTGGGGATTCAGTGCAACTGCCCCAGCTATCTCAGTTGAGTCAGTCAGCGAAGGAGCAGATCAAGGAGATCCAGGCGGAGCTGTCGAGCCGCTCGATCGAAGCGATCAAGATGTACCGGCCGACGCCGACTCAGGACGAGATGCACAGGTGCAGGGCGAGTGAAGTGCTCGTGCTGGGTGGCAACCGCTCCGGCAAGTCGCTTTCCACCTTCATGGAGGATGCCAGGGCTGCAACCAGCCAAGACCCTTACGGCAAGTATCCCGAGAAAGACGGCACTCTTGTGATCGTCGGCCGGGACTGGAAGCACATCGGCATGGTGGTGTACCCGATGCTGTTCAAGGCCGGAGCATTCAAGATCATCAAAGACGCGACTACGGGGCAGTGGCGGGGGTACGATCCCGTGGGGGATGCGGCGCGCAAGGATGAGGCCAAGCCGGCGCCGCCAATGATTCCGCCGCGTTTCATCAAGAAGATCACGTGGCTGCTGAAAAGCGCCAACTACATCCAAAGCTGCGAGCTGCACAACGGATGGATGATCTACTTCTGCTCCTCTGAGGGCGATCCTCCGCAGGGCTTTCAGGCCGACAGGGTGCACCTCGACGAGGACGTCGCGAATGAGCAATGGGTCCCGGAAATGCAGGCGCGGCTTGCGGACCGCAAGGGACGCCTGGTGTGGTCTGCCATGCCACATTCGAAGAATGATGCACTGCTGGGGCTCTCGGAGCGCGCCGATGCTCAGGCAGAGGCAAAGCGCGAGAACCCAGACATTGTGAAGTTTGTGTTGCGGTTCCTCGACAACCCGCACATCGACGACGAGGAGAAGCGAAAAAATGTCGAGCGTTGGTCGTCCATGGGGCAGGACGTCTTGCGCATGCGCGCCGAGGGCGAGTTCATTACGGATTCCGTGATGTGCTATCCGACATTCTCCATGGCTGTGCACGGCTACGACCGTGCCGATCTCCCGCAAAACGTCGTGCCGCCGGACTGGTGCCGATACGTCGCCGTCGACCCAGGCCATTCAGTCACAGCCGCGTTGTTCGCGGCCGTGCCGCCAGACGACAGCTGCATGCTGATTTACGACGAGCTGTACATCCGCCAGTGCAATGCCGTGCTGTTTGGCGAGTGGATGCAGCGCAAGTGCGAGGGGCAGCACTTCCACGCCTTCATCATCGACATGCACGGCGGCCGGATTCGTGAGATCGGATCAGGGCGTCTGCCGGTGGAGATCTACAGTGAGCAGCTGCGACAGCGTGGCATCAAGAGCCATGTCACCGGCAGTGCGTTCCTGGCCGGAAGCGACGATGTGCAGGGGCGAATGCAGGAAACGCAGCGATACATGCACATTAAGGGCGACGGCGCGCCGACGCTCCGGATCCTGCGTGGGGCGGTTCCGAACCTCGAGCGCGAGATGAAGAAGTACCGGAAGAAGACCGTGTACCAGGCTGGGACGATGATCGTCACCGACGCGCCCAACACCAAGGGCGAGGTGCATGCGTGCCAGTGCCTTGAGTACCTGTGTGCCGCGCGTCCGAAGTACCACAAGCCACCAAATCCGAACCACGAAGCCGAGCCGTGGTGGGTAGCCTGGAAGAAGCGCCGGGATAAGGAAGCTCGGAAAGAGGCGAAGAACTTCGTCTGGCTGGGGCCAGGCGGCTGACAAGGAGATTTCCATGGCTGATTTTCACGCTCCGCAGGTGCGCTGCGGCGACACCGTCTGCTTTTACCACGACCCATTCAACGACAGCTGCTCTCCTCGCCTGGCGTTCGTGCTGTCCGACAGCATGCACAACGACGCCGTAAATCTGCTGGTTTTCACGGAAGAGGCGGGGTTTGTGCACAAGCTGTCCATTCGTCACAGGGCCAATCCCGAGCTTCGCGAGAAGTCTTCGTGGGCCATGATGGGCGGATGGGACCTGTCCCCGATGCTGCGGGACCTCAAGCGCGTGAGTGAAGTGAAGGCCGCTGCGATTCGGGAGTCCGAAATGGCGGCCGCAAAGGACAAGAAAAGTGGTAGGAACAGCTGATCCTGGGGGGCGAGATGGAATCTGTACCAAAGGGCGCGGAGACTCCGGACGAGGTACTGAAGTACCTTGCCAGGGCGTGGCTGTCCAAGATCAAGCTGGCCCAAAAAGCCAAGAAGCGCTTTAACGATGACGCCTGGGAAGCCAGGCAGTTTTTCGATGGCGACTCCAACTTCTTCTGGCAGGATACGTTCTCGCGTAGCGAGTCTGGTTACAACCGGAACATGAATCCCCCAGGGTTCCGGATGCAGATCAATCGCGTGTTCGAGGCTGTAAAGCTCTTTGGTTCGACCATCTACCACCGCAACCCGCACCGCCAGGTGTCGGCTATGCCGCTCCCGATCGTCCCTCCGGAGGCTCTCCAGATGGACGTCATGGACCCGCAGCAGGGGCAGATGTACGAGGCCGCCGTCCAAGAGGTTTCCACCAGGGCCGGCATCCGCCAGGTCGTGGCGGACCTTATGCAGCGCGTCCTGAACTACACGCCCCGCGAGTTCGACCTGAAGACCCACTCTCGGCGTTCGGTCGACGAGGGCCTCATCACCGGCATGGGCGTGTGGTGGACCGAGATGCTGACCATGCCCAATGGCCGGCGGTTCATCGGGTCCTTCAACGATTCCGTGGACAACCTCCTCCTGGACCCGGACGTCACGGAGATCGAAGACATCCGCTGGTGTGCGCGCCGGTGCATCCACCCCGTGCACGAGGTAGCGCAGAAGTACAACCTGGATGAGGCGGCGCTCCGCGGCAACGTGGACAAGACCACGCCCAGCCTGTCGGCGAGCCAGGACCAGGTTGTGTTCAACGGCGACGAGAGCACCGGCCGGCGCACCTCGGGGCCGTCCAGCAAGACCAACAACCTCTGCACCTATTGGAAGATCTGGTCAAAGACCGGACTTGGCGACCGCCTCAAGGATGCCCCGGCGGACGTCCAGGGCGCCTTCGACGGCCTTGGCGAGAACTGCTACATCGTCGTGGCGGAGGGTGTCGATTACCCGCTGAACATCAAGCCGGCAATGCTAGGCGAGGAAGTCAATCCGGAGACGGGTGTGCCGGACTCCCTGTTCACGGCCGTGCAGTGGCCGATTCCGTTCTGGGCCGATGGGTCCTCTGGGTGGCCTTTTACGGCGCTGCAGTTCCACCGCAAACCGGGATCGCTGTGGCCGATCTCCCATGTGAAGCCTGGCATCCCTGAGCTCCGGTTCCTGTGCTGGGCGTTCTCGTTCCTGGCCCAGCGCGTGGCCACGAGCTGCGAGACGTTGCTCGGCGTGTCGAAGGCCGCGGACCAGGACATAAAGGATCAGATCCTCAGCCATTCTGAAGGCGGGTTCAAAATAATTGAACTTTCCGAGATGATGGGCCGTAGCGTCAACGACGTCATCTCAGTTTTTCAGCTGCCGAACGTGACGGCTGAAATCTGGCAAGTCATCGAGGCCGTCAGCGGCCTGCTTGACAAACGGCTCGGACTCACCGAGCTCGCCTATGGGCTCACCGCCACCCAGATGCGATCGGCCACCGAGGCATCGGTGAAGTCGGACCAGATCTCGGTCCGGCCGGACGACATGGCGGAATGCCTTGAAAACGCCATGACGACGCTTTCTCGCAAGGAGGCGATCGCGACCAGGTGGCTGCTCGAGCCCCAGGATGTCGAGCCGATCATTGGCCCCTTGGGGGCTGCTGCCTGGGCCCAGCATGTCATGCAGATGACTCCGTATGACGTCGCGCGCGAGTACGACTACTCGGTGGAGGCCGGCAGCACGCGGAAGAAGAACAAGGCGGCTCGCATCGAGCAGATGAACCAGGCGCTCCAGACGCTGGGCCCTGTGCTTCAGGGGCTGATCGGCGCCGGCGTGGTGGATCCGTGGAACGCCCTGGTGACCGACTGGGCCGACGCCATGGATATCGACCCGACGAACTACCTTGTTCCGCCGCCACCGGCGCCGCCCATGCCGCCTCAGGGCGCGATGCCGCCAGAGGGCGCCGCGGAACCGCCGCCAGAGGGCGCGCAGCCGGAGCAGGCGCCGCCCCCTGGCGGACCGCTCCCACAGGTTCCGGGTGAGCTGAATCCCCGGCTTCCTGCCTGACCACAACCGACTTTCTGGGGACATAAATAGGTAGCAGCGGGAGACCCTCCATGGACTTGCCTTTGGAAATCGCGAATGCCTGCACTGAGACCCGCGCTCATTACGAGCGCATGATCCGCCAGGGTCAGTCGGAGCGGTGGGCTCTCATGTGTGCGTTGCAGGCGCCTCCGGGAACCCGGCAGACCGAACGAGCATTCTTCGAGGGCAGGAATAACGGCGAGTGGCTGAACAAGCTGCCGAAGAAGCAGGCGGAGCGGATGATCAGGGCGGCGCGCGAGGCGGGTGTCAATCCCAGCGGAAAGATCTATTTCGGCGGCATTGCGGACAAGCGAGGTATCTATGACCCCGAGGCCTGGGTGTCGGACGCATCGGATGTCAAGCGAGTGGCCGAGAAGCGTGGCATGGACGTCGATGGCGCCATCAAGCACCGATCGTCTGGGCGCCCCGTGAAAAAGTCGGTCGACATTGCCCCCGACATCCTGAAGCGCGAAACAGCTTACGAGCTTCACAAGAATCCAGGGCTTTCGAAGCGCGAGGCGCGCGCGAGAGCCAAGGACCGCATCGTTCCGCACTGGAAGAAGAAAAATGGATGACGACATCCAGCTGAAGCGCAGCAACGTTCCGGGGCTCGTGCCGGCCGCCGGCGAGTTGCTGGACGGCGAGCTGGCAATCAACACGGCGGATAAAAAGCTGTACGCGAAAAGCGCGCAGGGGCAGGTGGTCGTACTGAACCCGGCCGCCCCCGTGCAGTCGATCGCCAGCAGCAGCACTGCGCTGACCGTGTCCGACGCGGCCGGCGCCGTGACGCTCGGTCTCGCCATTGAGCCTACGCCCCAGCAGCAGGCGGACTGGGCCGTGCAGGACACTGCCGCGGCGTCCTTTATAAAGAACAAGCCAACGGCGCTGTCAGCGTTTTCCAATGACAAGGGTTTTGTGGACGCTGCCGGGGCTTCGGCAGCCGCGCCGATTCAGTCGATCGCCAGCAGCAGTACCGCGCTGACCGTGAGTGGCTCCGGGGGCGCGGTGACTCTGGGCCTCTCCATCGAGCCACAGGCGCAAGTACAGGCCAACTGGAACGAAGCGAACAACCAGTCTGCTGCGTTTATACAGAACAAGCCGACGGCCCTGTCCAAGTTTACGAATGACGCGCTGTACGTCGACGCGGCCGGGGCTGCGGCGGCGGCCCCCGTGCAGTCCATACTTGCGGGGACGAATGTATCAATCACAAGCGCCAACGGCGTGTTCACCGTGGCGTCCTCCAAGAATCCAGGGACTGTGACGGAGGTTCAGGTTGCGGCGCCCCTGTCGGTCGAGAATAGCACCTCTGTCCCGAGCATCTCCATCGACGATGCGACGACCTCTTCACGGGGCGCTGTTCGCCTGGCCACGGCCCAGGAAATATCAGCGGCCACGCCAGGCGTGGTGGTGGATGCGCAGCAGCTCAGCCAAGGCCTTCAGAGCGTGACGAGCGCGATACCCTCCAAGGTGTCGCAGCTGACCAATGACGCGCAATACATAACGTCGGCCAGCCTGGTCTCCTATTTGCCGCTGTCCGGTGGAACCGTGACCGGCTTGCTTCGTGCCCCCACAGGACCGCCCTCGGATTCAAGCACGCTTGTTGCAACAACGGAATGGGTGAAACGAGAGCTGGAGTCCTCTGGAAAACTGTATTCGGTATGGCTTTTCGGCGGAGCTGATACCGCATCGAATCCCGGTGGTGGATTTTTGCGCCTGTCCTCGAATGGGCAGTTTTTGGCCATAAGCAAGTACGCGCTCAGCGGACTTGTGTCAGTCCCCACAAGCCTCCAGGAGGGGGATGTCGTGGAGCTGCGGGAGGCTCCTGCTCGTGCGCCGGCTGTCCTGCTTGAGTCAGGCGACTTCCTTACTTCCGAAAGCGGCTTGGTACTTTTGACAGAGGAGTGATGCAATGGCGGACGTAAAAATATCTGCACTGCCTGCGGGAACGGCCAGCGCGAACGCGATCGTGCCGGCCACAAACGCCGCCGGCAACCTGACGGAAAAGATCACGCTCGGCAGCATTGCGGGGCTTGCCGCTGGCATTATCACCCCTGCAGCCATAGGGGCTGCTCCAGCGTCTCACACCCACGCGATTGCGGATGTCACCGGCCTGCAAACCAGCCTCGACGGCAAGGCGGCAGCGTCCCACACGCACGCCTACGCCACGCAGTCCGACATCGACACGGCCATCAATGGGCTGGTCGACTCGGCCCCCGGCACGCTGAACACGCTCAATGAACTCGCGGCTGCCTTGAATGACGATGCCTCGTTTGCCACGACCGTGACGAACGCGATCAACGCGAAGGTGGGCTCGAACGCAACGCAGGCAGGCGGCGGTGCGGCCGTGACGAACATCGTGACGTTGACGCAGGCGCAGTACGACGCGATTGCGTCGAAGGACGCGAACACCATTTACTTCGTGCAGTAACCATGCCGATTTACGCAGGCTCAAACCCCATCGTGGCAGTGCGGCGCGGCAGCGGCGTTGTGGACAACGTTCGCCTTGGCGGCAACCAGCCCTTGTTCTCCAACTGCCCAAAGCTATCTGCGCCTGCCACGATCAGCGCCACTGCAGGAAACGCGCAGGCCGACGTAACGTGGGCTGCCGTGACTGGGGCCGGCCATTATTCGTTGCAGTACCGCGCCGTTGGTTCATCGGAGTGGATCACTGTGGACCTGGCCTCCGTGATTTCCATCTCGTCGCAGCCGGCGAACCAGACGGCAGCCAGCGGGGCGGCCACGTTCAGCGTGACGGCCACCGTGACCAATGGCGCCACGCTGTCCTACCAGTGGCAGAAACAAGAGGGCGGGGCAGGGGCGTTTGCCAACGTGGCCGGCGCGACCTCTGCCACGCTGTCGCTCACCGGCCTCACCAATGCCGCCGACAATGGCGACGTTTACCGGGTGGTCGTGAGCGCAACCGGCGGGGCGGCGAGCGTGACGAGCAGCACGGCTACGCTGACGGTGGCACCGGCTGGCGATCCCCTGTGGAGCAGTGTCGGCCTGCTGGTGCCGTTTGACACCAACACCACCGATGTGAAGTCCGGGATCGTTCCGATACCCCACGATGTTGCGCCAAACATAGCTGCGACAGGCAAGTTTGGGTCGTATGCTT